AATACGAGGACGAAGATGACGTTGAGGAAGATGAAGAGTATGAAGAGTATGAAGAAGAGGAAGAAGACTTAGACGCTCATGACGGCTGATACATAAATATCACAGTAAAAAACTTAAATATTATAAATATATCTAAGGGCATGTAAATGAAGAACTTTGTACAGATTAGAGAGTTAGCGGGTAGAAAACCAAAAGGACAAGTGGTTTTTAATAAAAGGGTTAAACGCATGCCAGTTAAAATACTGAAAGACATGGGAAAGTATGTCGGATATATTGATGGTGATAGACTTGACGCGTATAAGTCACAAAAAGAGGCTGAAAAGGCCATAATGACATTTTTAAAACAATATAAGGGATAGGCTATGCAAATCAGACCTTTAGGCGCAAAAGTAAATAACATCAATACTGCAAGTAATAGATCAAAAGTTGGTAGAGCTAATGTGTTGTATATAATGGGAACAGCAGCTGATACTGTAACTAATCACACTCAAAGCACATCTTTTCAGATAGCAGCTAATCATCCGATAGTTATGATCAAAGATGCTGATGATGAGGTTTATTCAGGTGCAACAACAACGCACTTCACTTCAATAGAATTTCCAAGAGGGTAACATGAAACTTATATCAGAATTTCATGATCAAAATCTTGAAGTCTTAACAGAAGAAAAGAATGGCAAAAAATCTTTTGTCATACAAGGCATATTTGCGCAAGCAGAAAGTAAAAATAGAAACGGTAGAATTTACGAAAAGCCTATCATGGAAAAGGCTATTGGTAAGTATACCGGAGAACAAGTTTCTAAAGGTCGAGCAGTTGGTGAATTGAATCACCCAGAAGGGCCGACCGTAAATTTAGATAAGGTTTCACATAAGATCGAAGAACTCGTTTTCGAGGGAGACAATGTTATGGGAAAAGCCACAGTATTGGACACCCCAATGGGAAATATCGTAAAAGGTTTACTCGAAGGTGGAGTTCAACTGGGCGTTTCGACTCGTGGTATGGGGAGCTTAGAGCAACGTAGTGACGCAATGTACGTTAAAAACGACTTTATTCTTAACGCGATTGATATCGTGCAAGATCCATCGGCACCTGGAGCATTTGTTAATGGGATTATGGAAGGTGTAGAATGGGTTTGGAATAACGGCATTATCGAGCAAAGAGCTGTTGAAAAAATGGAGACTGAAATTAAAAATGCTCCACGGCAAGGACTGTATGAAACACAGGTTCGTGAGTTTAAGAATTTCCTCTCGTTACTTAAAACTAAAAAACTATAGGGAGTCAAATAATGGCTGATAATAACGAAAATCAGGACATCATTGGTGATCTCCACGGTGACGAAAATAACGTGGAGGAAGCAATGGGTCATGATCCTAAAAACGCTGAGGCTCAGGCAGTTGCTGCTGTCGATAAAGCCGGCGATGCTACAGGCACAGCTAAAAAGCGCAAAGGAGATAAGGGTAACAAAGATCCTATGCAAAAGCTTGCAAGTAGCGATCCATCTGCAAAGATGAGAGACGCTGGTGCGCAACCGACTGAAGGCGTTCGTTTAACTAAAGCTAGCATGATCAACGACATCTACCAAAAATTAAATGGTATGACGAAGGAAGATATTGCTAAATTTAGTTCCTCTATGGTGGCTGAAAAGTCATCTGAAGAAGTTGAATCAAACGAAGTTGGATTCGACTACGAAGGTAACTGGAAGGAAGATCTAGATGCTCTCGTGAATAACGAAGCAACTCTTTCTGAAGAGTTTAGATCTAAAGCCGAAACAATCTTTAACTCAGCTATCCAAGTGAAGCTGTCTGAAGAGATTGACCGTCTTGAGGAAAAATACGAATCCGAACTAGCTGAAGCAGTTGAGGAAACTAAAACTGGACTCGTAGATAAGGTAGATTCTTACCTTAACTATGTAGTTGAAAACTGGATGGAAGAAAACAAGCTTGCTGTCCAATCAGGTCTCAGAACAGAGATTGCCGAAAAGTTCATGAATAATCTTAAGGATCTATTCACCGAATCATACATCGAAGTACCTGAGTCTAAAGTCGACCTAGTTGACGACTTAGCAGATGAAGTCGAAGAGTTGGAAACAACACTTAACGATCAAATGGCTAAGACTATTGCTATGCAAGAGGAACTCGAAGGTTATAAGCGAGAAGCTATACTACGTGAAGCTTCAGCTGACCTAGCAGAAACTCAAATTGAGAAGCTTCGTTCTTTAATGGTTAACGAAGACTTTGACAGTGAAGAAGCCTTCGCTGAAAGAGTTGAAACTATTAAGGAATCTTACTTTAATAAAAAGAAAGTTATGTCTGATGATACAGTTGTAGATGAAGATGTTAATACATCTGAAGTTCCAGCTGGTTCAATGTCTCAGTACATTAACGCTCTTAAAACGCAAACTAAAAAATAATTAGGGAGTCCAAGATATGCAACCTGCAATATCCTACGATAAATTGATCGAAAAATGGGCCCCAGTACTCAATGAAGAGTCTGCTGGTAACATTAACGATCATCACAAGAAAGCAGTAACAGCTGCTGTACTTGAAAACCAGGAAATAGCTTTACGCGAAGAAGGAATGCTAACAGAAGCTGCACCATCTAACAATGCAGCTAATGTAGCTAACTGGAATCCAGTCCTTATCGCTCTCGTAAGAAGAGCTATGCCAAACTTAATGGCCTACGATGTATGTGGTGTTCAACCAATGACAGGACCAACTGGTCTTATCTTTGCGATGAAATCAACATACAACACAACCAAAGCTGGAGCCGTTCTTAATGGTGCTGCTAAAACAGAAGCTTTATTTGACGAAGCTCTAGTTGGTTATTCTGGTGACTCAATCAATACCGGTAACGGTTCTGGTGGTCCATCAGGTTTAACAAGTGTAACAGATACAGACGGTGGAGGATCTATTGTCGACTCTGGTGCTACATACATTCCAGTAATTGGTGATGCCTATACCACAGGTGAAGCTGAAGCTTTAGGTGACGGTTCAGGTGAAGCTTTTGCTGAAATGGGATTCACAATCGAGAAAGCTACTGTGACTGCGAAGTCAAGAGCGCTCAAAGCTGAATACACCTTAGAACTTGCTCAAGATCTGAAAGCTATTCACGGTCTAGATGCTGAGACAGAATTGGCAAACATATTGTCAACAGAAATCTTGGCTGAAATCAACCGAGAAGTTATCAGAACGATAAACCAGCAAGCTAAAATTGGTTGTCGTCAGGCAAACATCAACACTAAAGGTCTTTTCTCACTAACTAACGACGCTGATGGTCGATGGTCAGTTGAAAGGTTCAAAGGTTTAATCGTGCAGCTCGAAAGAGAAGCCAACGTAATCGCTAAAGAAACAAGACGAGGTAAAGGTAACTTTATCATCTGTTCATCAGATGTTGCCTCAATTCTTTCAGCTTCTGGTATGTTGGACTACTCTCCAGCTATGTCGACTAACCTACAAGTGGACGACACTGGAAACACATTCGCCGGTACACTTAACGGTAGAATGAGAGTTTACATTGACCCATATGCAACTGCAGATTACGTCAATGTTGGCTATAAAGGAACAAACCCATACGATTCTGGTCTGTTCTATTGCCCATACGTACCACTAACAATGGTACGAGCAGTTGGTGAAAATAGCTTTCAACCAAAAATCGGTTTTAAGACCAGATACGGTATGGTCTCAAACCCATTTGTTGGAGCTGCACCTGCTGATGGTCTTGCAACTGCAAGAACCAACCAGTACTACAGAATTTTCAGAGTGGATAACATCCTCAACTAATAAAAGAAAATTCTTTTCTAAACTAAGAGGGGCTTTTTGCCCCTCTTTTTTTGTTTCAATCAGTATAAATAGAGATATGAACGAAAAGCAATATACTGAATACGGTTATCGCGGTGCTCAGGAACTTTCTGATGCAATGCAAAAGATAAAAGAACTCGAAGAAGAATTAAAACAAGTTAAAGCCGAACTCACTGAAGAACGACAACAAAGAGAGGCTATGGTAAGGTAATGGCAAATCTAACTACAAATTTAAATTACTTACAACCTACCTCGTATAAGATTACGATAGATAGAGAAAACTATCCTAACTTAGAATACTTTGCTCAAAGTATTACACATCCTGGAATGATACTAAACCCAGTTGAGATGCCATTTAGACAAGTTGCTGGCGTACCATTTGCAGGTTCATCACTAACATACAACGAATTATCAATTACACTAATACTTGATGAGAATTTAACTGGTTATGGTGAAATGTACGAATGGCTGAGAAGGGCTTTAACAGTTCCAGAAGTAAAATCTCTTCGAAGAAATTTTGTAAAAAAGACCATACCAACTTATAGCGATATTATGTTATCGATACTGTCAAGCCATAATAATAAAACAAAACAAATATCATATAAAGAGTGCGTACCAACATCTTTAGGAGATATTCAGTTTGAATCTACTGCAACTGGTACGGAATTTATTACATTCGGTGTAACGTTTAGATTTAGTTATTTTGATTTAGTATAGATATAATTATTAACGGAGATATATTATGATTGATTTGAAAGAAGTCCTAGCTGAGTGGGCTAACGATAACCAGATACATGAAACACATTTAGACGAATCCTCAAGAAAAACACCCATATTACATTCTAAATATTTAGAGAAGTTAGCTAATGCAAAGCTACTACTTAAGAAAGCAGAGTTTTCTCAAAAAACTTTGTTGAAAGAGAAATGGCTATATTACAATGGCAAGATGGATCAAGAACAAATTGAAAAGTTAGGATGGGATCCAGATCCATTTGATGGTTTAAAGATACTCAAAGGTGAAATGGATTACTACTATGATGCAGATCCAGAGATACAGAAGTCAGAAGAAAAGATACAATATTTTAAAACACTCGTTGAAACATTAACAGATATAGTTGACACAATAAAATGGCGACATCAAACAATAAGTAATATAATTAAATGGAAACAATTTCAGTCAGGAAACTAACACACGCTAACTTACATATAGATTGCGACTATGCGATAGCTGCTGAGCTCAAAGAGTTCTTTTCGTTCTTTGTACCAGGATATCGATATATGCCTGCGTTTAAACGTAGAGTATGGGATGGAAAGATAAGGCTTTTTGATTCTAATAGTGGTGAATTACCTGCGGGTTTATATCATCATTTTCTAAGGTTGTGTAAGTCGCGGGACTATAAGGTCGATCTCGTAAAGACAGCATATGGTTTACCTGATGACATGAATGATATACAGCCCGAAGAAATATATGATTACTCTAAGAAGTTAAATCTACCATGGGAACTTCGTGATTACCAGTTTGCAGGCATATTTCATGCATTAAAATATAAAAGAGCCATATTACTATCACCTACAGGTTCAGGTAAATCGTTAATAATATACTACTTAGTAAGATGGTATCTTCGCTATGCAGCTAAGAAAGTATTAGTAATAGTTCCAACGACATCTTTAGTAGAACAGATGTATAGTGACTTTGTGGAATATAATATGCCAGAAAAAATGGCGCATAAGATATATTCTGGAAAAGAAAAGACTGACGAAGCAGAAATTTATATAAGCACGTGGCAATCTATTTACAAACTACCTAAAGTATGGTATAGTCAGTTTGGTGCTGTATTTGGTGATGAATGCCATGGATTTAAATCGAAATCATTAATGAATATAATGAACAAAGCTACAGAAGCAGAGTATCGATATGGAACTACGGGTACCCTAGATGGTACTCAAACACATGAGCTCGTATTACAAGGATTATTTGGAAAGACATATAAAGTAACGACAACAAAAGATCTGCAGATAAGCGAAGTATTAGCAGAGTTAAACATAAAGAGAGTAATATTAAACTATAATAAAAAGATAAGAGATGAATTTGGACCAAGGTCATATCAAGACGAAATAGATTATATAGTAACATATGAAAAAAGAAATAATTTTATAGCTAACTTAACGTTAGATCAAGAAGGTAACACACTCGTTTTATTTAATTACGTTGAAAAACATGGTAAGCCTCTTTTTGAGTTGATAAATAATAAAGCAGACGAAAAGAGAAAAATATTCTTCGTATCTGGTAGTACACAGACATCAGATAGAGAAGCAATAAGAGGAATCGTAGAGAAACAAAAGAATGCAATTATCGTGGCTAGCTTGGGTACTTTTTCCACTGGGATTAATATTCGTAATCTCCACAACATTGTCTTTGCATCGCCGTCTAAAAGCCAGATTCGAGTACTACAATCGATTGGAAGAGGACTCAGAAAGTCAGACAACGGGAAACCAACGAAACTCTTCGACGTTATAGATAACCTATGTAGCAAGTCAAGAAAGAACTTTGCAACATTGCATTCAGAAGAAAGATTGAAAATATACGAGAGAGAAAAATTTATGTTTAACACCTTCGAGATAGATTTATGAGTAAAAACGATATAAGACAGTTTAGATTATCAACAGGCGAACAGATCATTTGTGAAGTCCTAGAATGGGACGACGAAGAGACTAGTTCTGTGCTCGCGCGCGGGATTTTGAAGATCATAGAAACAGATGACTGGAAAGCAGGTATAAGGCTCATAGCTTTTAGACCATTTATGTCATTTAACGAAGATCCAGATATAATACAAACCATTAATAGTGAACACGTAATAGCAGAATCTACTCCTGCGCTTGAGCTTTTAAAACTATACATGAGGTGTATAAAGAAAGTTAAAGAAGACATAGCTAAATATCCAGATTTACCGACTTTCGACGTTGATGAGTTAAATAATTTAAGCGACGACGAACTTCGAGATTATGTAACTGGTGAAATGGACAGAATGAAGATAAAACAAGCACTTGAAAAAAATACAGATTCAGACAAATATGATAATGTTATAAAATTTAAACCTAAAGACACGACCTTCCACTAGGGATATATCTCTCCCCTAAAAGATCTTTATTAATTATACCATACTGACAGGGTTTGTACATGCCTAAAACATCATATCATATGAAAAAATATATGTTTACAAAACATCAAATATTTGATAGAATTATATTATTAACGCGAGGTAATTATTATGGCTAGAACAAAAAAACGCAGCGTACATTATGTAGATAATGCTAAGTTTTCAGGCGCTGTTGTAGACTATTGTACGATAGTAGAAAAAGCTAGAAAAGATAACGAAGAAATTCCAAAAGTACCAGACTACGTAGCGCATTGTTTCTTGCGTATCGCTGAAGGTCTATCACATAAGGCCAACTTTATTCGATACACATATAGAGAAGAAATGGTGATGGATGCAGTAGAAAACTGTCTTAAGGCTATAGGTAACTATAACTTAGAAGCAGCTACACGTAGTGGTAAACCAAATGCATTTGCATACTTTACACAAATAACTTGGTACGCCTTTCTTCGAAGGATAGCGAAAGAAAAGAAACAACAAGACATCAAACTTAAGTATCTTACGAGTTCTGGTATAGAACAGTTTGTTACACAAGAAGATGGATCTGAAGCAACTAACTATGTTGTTGGTGCATTTGTAGATTCATTGAAAGACAGAATCGACAAAGTTAAGGTACATGACAGCGAAATCAAAACATTTGCAAAGAAGACTAAGAAAAAGAGAAGGATGAAGCAGGCGGATTCAGATCTCTCTGAATTTATGGCATGAAAAGAAAACAAAAAGTAAAGATCTTTTCTGCAGAATATATAAGATCAGGTCTCGTTACATTGCCACATGAATACATGAAACAAATTGGTGTTGAAGTGGGTGATATGATGAAGTTTGAAGTGCATGAAGGCTATATCAAGATTAAGAACGCAAATCATATAGTCGACAATTTTAGAATAAATGAGGGTAATATAGATGAAGATAGCGATATTAAATGATACACATTGTGGCATAAGAAACGCATCACAAATATTTTTAGACAACGCAAAAGATTTTTACGAGAATATATTTTTTCCAGAATGCGAGAAACGAGGTATCAAACAAATACTTCACTTAGGTGATTATTATGACCATCGTAAGTATATCAACTTCAAAGTCTTAAATCATAATCGTAACCATTTCTTAAATAAGGTAAGAGAAAAAGGTATGCGTATGGATATTATTCCAGGCAATCACGATACTTACTTTAAAAATACAAACGAACTCAATTCATTAAAAGAATGTTTAGGCCATTACATGAACGAGGTCCATATCGTTATGGAACCTACTGTCATGGAATATGGTTCGCTAAAGATGGCTTTACTTCCATGGATTAACCAAGAAAACTATGAGAAGTCTATGAACTTTGTCAATAATTGTAAAGCTGATTGGTTAGGTGGTCATTTAGAATTAAGTGGCTTCGAACTTATGAGAGGTATAACACATCAGCATGGTATGGATGCAGCATCATTTGCAAGGTTTGAGAAGGTTTTAACTGGTCACTTCCATTGTTCATCTCAAAGGGACAATATATGGTACTTAGGTGCACAGATGGAGTTCTTTTGGTCAGATGCACATGATCCTAAATACTTTCACATACTAGATACAGAAACTAGAGAAATAGAAAAGATAAGAAATACTTATACTTTATTTGAAAAAATAGTGTACAATGATGAGAAAACAGTGTATAATGAATATGATACGACAAAATTAGATAGAAAATTTGTAAAGATTGTAGTCGTAAATAAATCAGATACATTTGAATTTGATAGGTTTATTGATAGAGTTCAAATGCAGAATGTCTATGATTTAAAAATAGCAGAGAACTTTAGCGAATTTGTAGGTGCAAATATTGCAGATGAAACCCTTGAAGTTGATGACACACCGAAACTTATGGACGATTATATAGAAGCAGTTGATACAGATCTCGATAAGTTTACTATTAAGAAGCAAATGAGAGAGCTTATGAACCAAGCGCAAGCAATGGAAACTGTATGATGACATATTCTTGGAAACAAATATTTGGTCTAAAAAAAGAAGATAAGCAAGAGATCGATGATAATGATGATCCTAAAGTGAATATACATACATTATATAAACACAGGTGGGTATGGTACCATCTCATTCTTTGCATACAAATGATAATAACTAATATATTATTAGTAGGAATACTAATAGTCATGGCAATTAAATTATGATAAAATTTTTGAAGATACGTTGGAAAAACTTTCTTTCGTATGGCAATACATTCACTGAAATAGATCTTACTAAAAATAAATCGACACTCATTATTGGTCAAAATGGTGCAGGTAAATCGACTATGTTAGATGCATTATCCTATGCACTATTTGCTAAGCCTCATCGTAACATAATTAAGAATCAATTACCTAATTCTATAAATCAAAAGAATTGTGTAGTTGAAGCAGAGTTCTCGGTAGGTAGGTCACTATATAAGATCGTACGATCTATAAAGCCTACTAAATTCGAGATTTGGAAAGATGGAGAGATGCTCAATCAATCTTATCATTCCAAAGACTACCAAAAGATCCTCGAACAAAATATCCTTAAACTCAATCATAAGAGTTTTCATCAGGTAATTGTATTAGGTTCCTCCTCATTTATTCCCTTTATGCAGTTACCTGCACGACATCGAAGGAATGTTATCGAGGATCTTTTGGACATTAATGTTTTTTCTAAGATGAACTTAATACTAAGAGAAAAGACATCGATCCTTAAAGATGAGATAAAAGAATTATCATATAACTTAGAGATAGCCAATAATAGAGTGGCTACGCAAAAGAAATATATCCAAGACGTTAAGCAACTTACTGATCAGAATATTGAATCAAAGAATAAAGAGATAGATGAAGCTCGATCAGCTATTGATGATCTCGTTCTTAAGAATAGTGATATGACAAAAGAGTTAGAAGAACTAGCTCCACAAAATAAATTAGATCTTAAAGAAGGCAGTGATAAGAAGACAGATATACTTCACAAGCAAGCAAGATTAAGAACCAATATCGAGACTCTTGTTAAGAATGCAAAGTTTTATGAAGATAATAGTAATTGTCCAACATGTGAGCAAACTATCACAGAAGAATTTAGGGCTAATAAGATAAAACTAACTAAAGAAGAAGCAAAGGTGTTATCTGATAATATGACTGCATTACAAAATGCAGCTGCAGAAGTAGAAGACAAGTTAACTGCTGCAAATAAAATAGCGAGTAAACTTACAACCATACAAAATGACATTACAAACAATAACAAAGAGATAGAAAGACTAACAAGACTGGTAAAGAAGACATTAGACGAAATATCTTCTGATTCTGTTAAAGACCTAAACGAAGCTAAGGCAGAACTCGAAAATATTATAGAGACTGTCACAGAAGCAAACGATCAAAAGACAAAAGCTAACGAGCAATACTCTTACAACTTGGCTATGTCAGAGATGTTAAAGGATACTGGTATCAAGACGAAGATCATAAAGCAATACCTTCCAGTTATGAATACACTTGTCAACCAATATTTACAAGTGTTAGATTTTTATGTACACTTTGACTTAGATGAAGAATTCAATGAAACGATACGATCAAGACACAGAGATGTATTTACATATGACTCTTTCTCTGAAGGTGAGAAGCAGCGTATCGACCTATCACTACTATTTACTTGGCGTCAGATAGCTAAGATGAAAAATTCTGTATCAACTAACTTATTAATATTAGATGAAACTTTCGACTCATCTCTCGATCACGATGGTGTAGAAAACTTATTAAAGATATTAAACACGTTAGGCGATGGTACGAATATCTTTGTTATATCACACAAAGGTGAAATCTTAAATGGTAAGTTCGATGATACCATTGAATTTAAGAAAGAAAGAAATTTCTCTAAAATTGCTGCTTAAGGGTTTACAATTACTAAAATATGTGGTATAATTATTATACAATTTAAAATGAGGTTTTTATTATGGAATTAACTGAAAATACTTTATCAGTGTTAAAAAATTTTTCTGGTATTAATCAGAATATCTTGATGAAACAAGGAAACGTTATCAAGACAATCAGCGAAGCTCGTAATGTTTTAGCAATAGCTAATGTAGTAGAAGAATTTCCTAAAGATGTAGGCATATACGATCTTAACGAGTTTATTGGTGTGTTAGGTTTAGTTGATACACCTAATTTAAAATTTGATGATGACTTTATGACAATCAGTGATTCGACTGGAAGATCTAAAATAAAATATTTTTATTCTTCTGAAGATACACTTACAACACCATCAAAAGACATCACGATGCCAGATTTCGATGTAAGATTTAAATTAGATGTTGAAGTCTTAAATAAATTAAAGCGTGCTGCTTCTACTCTTGGTCACAACGAAGTGTCAATAGTTGGAAAAGATGGCAGCCTTAACTTATCTGTTGTAGATAGCAATAACCCGACATCAAATGCTTTCTCTATAGATATAGATGGTGAGTTTAAAGAAGATGCAGTATTCAACTTTATTCTCAACATAAATAACTTGAAAATAGTCAGTGGAGATTATGACGTGCAAATCTCTTCTAAACTAATATCGCAGTTTACACACAGTGATGAAAAGCTACGATATTGGATAGCAATGGAAAAATCCTCAACTTATGGAGTATAATTAAATGGCGGATGAAAAGAAAACTGAAACACCAGCTGTTTCACCAAACTTAAAGCAACTACAAGAGTTATCTAATAAAGCTTCTCGAAGTACAGTTGCAGTAATTGATGCAATGACACAAAGAGGAGCTTTCAAAGGCGAAGAGCTTTCTACTATTGGTGGTCTTCGTGATCAATGCATACAAATCATTCAACTTGTAGAAAATATAGAGCAAGAGACAGCATTACAATCTTAAGCATTTACTTTCTCATCGAAGTGTGGTACAATTATATAATGGAGGAAGTGAATGACAGAATTTTTATGGGTCGAAAAGTATCGACCAAAAACTATTGCTGAAACTATATTACCCGAAAAGCTTAAGTCTGTATTTGAACAGATAGTTGCATCTGGTGAATTACCAAATATGCTATTTACTGGTACAGCTGGTACTGGTAAGACTACTGTTGCAAAAGCTTTATGTAACCAATTAAATTTAGATTATATCTTAATTAATGGTTCAGAAGAAGGTA